GGGGTTTATCAGTGGCTCCGCCTACACTCCTCGTGTAAGCATCGCACAGATCCAAGGCCTTTTCACGTACTTCGCCTCTAGAACCACCAAGTTTAGAGGTTCCAGACAAAAGTCCAAAATTGCAGTATTCAATCTCTGATAATTTATTTGAGGAGTGGCTTACGCCCTCACTATCTATTGTAGTATGCTGGTCATAACTAAACATAGTTGAATTGATCGTTAAGATCTTTTCATGTATGTAGTTCTTACCAACACTCAGAGAGAAACCAACATTAGCAACATGCTCTTTCCAAATTTCGTAATGTTCAGGATTAGTCCTAAACAGAATATCATCACCATTAATAAGACAAGGTAAGTCCTCAAACCGAGATTTCTTGTACGTATAATCCTCAAGACTGAGCTTATAAGCAATTATGTTTGCTAAGCAAAGGAAGGGGAACGACAAAGGAGAACCCATCAACTGGCCATTAGTTTGATCGAACTTTTCGATTTCGAACTTTGGCGGGTAGTGGATCTCGTGGCTTAAGATAACATCTTGTATTATCGCGGAGAACTGGGAACCAGCAACGCCACTAGCTAATAAGGATTCTAAGATCCCTATGTGGCAGTACTGTTGACCTAGATTATCGGTGGCAGCTGAATAGTCACCACTAACGAAATGAGAGAAAGTCATATCTGGTATGTTCTTCTCGCGCTCTATCATCCTGTATATATGATCCTTACGTAAAGGAGTACCAATTAACTCAAATTGAGGTAATCTTCTAAGGTATTTAAACAGGTCTTTTTGATAAGTTTTGGCAAGAAAGTATTTTGCTGCAGGTCCTTTGGTTATAAGTCTGACTTTCAACGGTTCCAAGATTGCTTGGACCATTGCAAGTGCGCCTCTGTCACCTTTGAGCTCCATTAGAGTTTCAAAACTCGGAGTCATGGTGCCGCGAAGCTCCTTTACCTTTCCAGGTGATATCTCAATCATCATGTGAAGATAATTGGATTTATCACTTTGGACAATACAGCGTCTATACTGAGCCCATATATCCCAATCATAACCTTTAGGGTTATCCTCGTCAAGAGGTTGGAATTGGCTATCATGCACACCGTTCACGTAGTCTAAGAGATAACCTCTCTGACCACCCTGTGAACGGGTATATTCCCAGCACGAAGAGTTACTCATCTCGTATTTGAGCTTTCTTTGGGTTTTAAACCTACGCCTATCGTTTCCACAATAGGCTCCAAAGAAGTCCATGTACTCACGCATATAACGAGCCTGTAAGGCCTCGTCTTCTGGGTGTGTACGAGAGAGTGCGTCTTTATGCTTAAGCATCGATGCATGAATGAAGGAATCATCAGCGAACTCACAAGCTCTTTTAACACCTTGTAAAAGGGAC